TCTCTCGCCCGGTTACTTTAAATACGATGGCATTCCCTGCTGCGGTAAGAGTTGATATAAACTCTCCATTTTCCAATACATGGCCAACCAATTCAGGACATGGATAGCACTCTCCCGGCGTGATCGTCTGGGCATCCATGATGAGATTGTCGCTACCCGCGTTATCACCACTGGGCACTAAATTGACGTTCAGCGATACATTAGCCCCGGTTATATTGGTTGCCGTGGCGTGGTCAATAATTCCGGTGGCCAGGATAGCCGTATATTGAGTGGTTTGGGCCAATTCTAGGCGTTTGGTCGGAACTAGGTTTTTAACAGTGGTGGTCATGGAAACCCCTAATAGGAATTGTTCTGTTGAAGTTGAGCATTAATGTGAACCAGCGAGGATGCAGCAACCGTGGCCGTGGTGACAACCCCAAGGGCATAAAACCCATCCGCTGGGATATCGAAAGGATCACTGACCAAACTGGTGAGAGAATCAGCCGCAGGAGTCGTGGCGGTTGCGGTATTGCTCCCAACTACCACTGTCCCCAGGGTGTAGATGTTCAGGCCAGCGGCTCCAGATGTGGCGGGGCGAGTTACTGGGTAAAGTCCGACCGTGTAGTTACCAGTAGGAGCCACATCATTAACCGCGATCTGAGACCGGATCCTGAGCCGTGGTTTTTCATCCGAAAAGCATGGGAAATCGGCAGCCGCGATATAGATCAAAACGATTGGATATAGCGTCCCGGTTCCCGAAACCGCTAGAGGGTCCCCGCATCCCATGGCATAGGTTCCGGCCACCTTCCCGGCGATATGCGACCCGGATGCAGCCAGAATGGTCCTATAGGTCTGTTTCCAGCCTGGATCACTTGTCATCCTTCCGAGTGTTACCGCAGTAGCCATTTAACCGCCTAGGTGTAGAAGCTGGGAGCTTTTGCCTTGGTTCCGATGTTGGTTGATTGATAGTGAATATCAATTGTGTGGATGAAAAGATCTCCCGCGGTGATGGTGGGAAGCGTGGTCAACTTGAGCCGAACCAGAATAATCCCATCTGGCTCTAGGTTTGTGGTATTAAGAAGTGCCGCAGATCCCCCCGCCGTTGATAGCGCAATCTCATCAATTCTGTGCCTATATTGAGGAGTCGTGGCGATATTGGTTGTGTTGTATGTGATGGTGCTAGTTACTTCTGCCGGGAAGTTAGCCTGATTGTGGCCCTTGGCATAAGTGCTGTAATGCGTGAAAACAGCATTACCAGTGATAGCTGTCCCGTTATGACTCCAGTGAACATGAAGATGAATATCCGTCCCTGGAACATAATCATGAGGAATATGGAATATGCAATCTACAACATCATTCGCAATGAACTTCATAGCGTAGATATTGCCCTGATACGCGCCCGATACTGGCGTTCCTGCGCCTGTGGTCTTAGGTGTCACGTCCCCGATGATATCTCGCCAGGGAAATGTTGGGGTCGTGGTATCAACCTGAATCCCTTTGTTTGTAGTTTTGGGCAAAACCAAAACATCCCCGATGAATGCCTTTTTAGCTACCGCCAAGCCACCAGTTAAAATGACCGATGCCACAGTAAGCGATGACGCATCAGTGGTGCATCCAAAAGTTGACGCCCCGCCATTCCCTACGATTTTAAGAATATCAGCCGTGTCAGTGGACCGGATGGTAAGCGTATATCCAAAATCCGTGCCACTGATGCCCACCACCTGAGCCGTGAAACCCCGAGAAGTATTGACCGCGCCATTCCAAATGGCACCCATGATCTTGAAAAATGGTGAACATTTATGGGTAATATTCGATGTAGCAACGGTGGATGGGCCAAGGTGAATGGCTTCATCCGCCGCCGTCAAAGCCGCCGTAGATGTAGCTAGAGTGTAGGTCCCGATGGCCGAGTAAGTCTTTGCTCCCCCGATGTTTTGAGCCGATGCCGAGAGATAACCGTCTACTACTTCTGTAGCAGCTGGGATGGCAAAGGTTCGATTTGCGCTCAAATCTCCACCCCCGGTCAGCGGTGCCGTGGTGCTGATGGTGCGGGTAATCGGGACATATGAACCAAGAGCCGTGGTCACATACGCCTTTACCGCCTTTTGGGTGGGGCTGGCGAGGTCTGTATCGGCAGTCATGGCATTGTCTGCCGCGAGCGCCCAATGCGGATGCACTGAAATGGTTCCATTCACCGTTGAATTGAGGGCCACGGCCACCGGAGCCACATAATTAGGCGAGGTAGGAGCCACTTTGGTAAGTAATCCAGCCGTGGCATCCGACAGATAAAGTGGATCACCATCCACAAAGCCAGTGGTGTCTACGCCGTGGACATCCCCCAGGATCGTTACGAAGCCTTCGGAATTGTCTGCGATGTCCTGAGTTGCAACTCCAATGACCGTGCTAGTAGTGATGTTATCAGCCTTGGCTAGGGCACACTTGGGGCGATTACCTTGCGCTCCGCTGATGTAGACCACTTTACCATTTAGAATCGGTGCGCCCGTTTTATTGACGCAGCGGATGTAGACTTCCGTCCCGTGCTGCAAAACTACGCCATTGGTGGGATCCATAATGGTTGATAGCGTATGCTCGGCATCGTCCCAGTAGGTTGTCCCGAGAGTATTAGCAGGCGTAACGCCAGAGACAAATCTGATCTCATCAACATTGACCAGGCCGGTAAGCGTCTTATCGCCTGGGATTTTCTCAACCCCGTAACGATGGACTATGTTCGCCGGGTCAACTGTTGGAGCGAGTTCAATGCGGACGATGGCATCCGATAGGCGTTTAAGCAGGGCTAAGGCCAATTGGGAATTAGACAGCCCCTGATTGGCGACAAAGGCTAGTTCCTCAACGCCGTTGTCTGCTATTTTATCTACGGTTGCGAAGAGCCTTTCAAATTGTTTGATGGACTCATGATCTGGAAGGAAATCTGAAAGCTGCTTCCGTGTTAGGAGTAGGCGTTTCTCATTGCCCATGTCAGACCGCCAAGGATTCTAATTGGGCCTCAAGTCGGATGAACGCGGCATGAGAATCGCTATCGCCACGAAAGCGCTGGATCCTCCAATGTCCCATTCGGCCCTGCCCACGCCATGCCAGACGCTTGTTCCGATCTCCCCGTGTTCCCACATTGATACCCTTATCCTGGCTCCATGTTTTACCATCCACTGAGTAGGATGTTGAGATTGTGGCATCAATGCCCAGCGCAACGCGGCCAGGGAGGGCCACTAGTTCCAGTTCGTGGAAGATGGCCCCATTGCCCTCATTATAGACAATCATCGTGCCAAACTCCCAACGCACCCTTGATCCCCAGTGGGACCCGATAGTGTTATCCATGTATCCAATGGATTCGCTAGTCGTATGGGATACGAGCCATTTGTTGTAGCACCAAACGAAGTTTCGAGCGAGATACTGGGAATAATCCACTATGGAACTGGTTAGGACCGTCCAGACGAACTGCTCAACAGCTGCGCCCGCCGCCGCATCAAAAACCAGGGTTCTATCGGGGAGGTGGATATACAGGTGCTGATTGGCCCTATCATTCCTGGACTCCATCTTCACGGTGGCTAGTTCATCCTCTGTGTAACTCAAGAGCAGGGTATCAATCTCGCGGCTGGAGATCTTGTTTATCGTGGAATTGGACCCCATGTAGATCCCGGGTGCCTCATTGCGTCCACTACCAAGGAAAGCGATGGCATCCATATAGATGCAGCAAGCATGAGTTCCCACGCATCCTTTTTGGATCTGAGCCCCTTCAATTCGCTGGAATGGGAAGAACTGGCCCCCCACATTATCGAACAGCTCGATTGTGTATCTATTGACCGCCAAAACCTCATTTCGGATTTTCTTTACTGCCTTAATGGGATCGGGGTCGGCTTCAGATGATCCGTATTTTAGTGGATTTACTGCCATGGGGTCGGTTAACTCTGTAACAACTAGGCTAGTCCCATCCGTGGTCATGAAATAGCCATCTACCCAAACCATATCAACACAATTGCCTAGATCTGGGTCCACAACATGGCTTAACGTGGTCCCATCCCAGTAAAAAAGATTGTTGTTGGATGCAATGGCTAGTCTGTCAAAGGAATAGTCCATTGACACCATCCCACCACTACCAACATCCCCTAAAACCGTGACAGTCCCATCCTCTGCAATGCTGACAAGATCTGACCCCATCACGCGGTAGCAGACGCCGTTCCAGTTGATCCCGCCCCGACCAATACCCGGCCCTGTTCCGTTGGATACAATCCCATCAGCGGGGCGCAGATATCCCGCGCTGATACCATTATCCTTGGGAACCGCAACCATATTTACCGGATATGAGGTCCGAAGGTCCGGCCCGTTGTCCGAATAAATCCCATTGAGGATGGGGATCTGGGCCATTACTAGACTCCACCCTCGCCAGTCTGAATATGGAGGGTCGTTCCAGCAGCCGAGATATGCGCCAAGACATCCTGACCGTCACCCTTGCGGATGATGATCTCACTTCCGGCGCGAATGGGAATATCAGCAGTGGTAGCCGTGGCTGAGGTGGTCCCGATTCGGACATGGCAGATGTTGGCCCCGGAGTTGACAAGCCGGACAGACTTTGCTACAGCCTCAAGACTCACGGATGCCGAAGCAGCCGCCGGAGTCGTGACCTGGTTCGTTCCCGAGTGTGCGCAGAATGGATTACACATGCTTGCTCCTTTTATCCGATCTTCCAGTTGGTTCCATCGCTGAACACGGGCACGATGTTGGCACCACCACCCGCCACGGTCGCACCGATGCCAGCCGTAAGCGTTTGAGTCGCGTCCGTCACAGTTGCCCTGGCACCGGCCCCAACCGTAGCCGCAGCCGGAAGGTTGGCCACAGTGCAGGAAGTGACCTTGACATAGGACGAAGCCACCAGCGTATCCGTAAGAGCCCCGATCAAGTTCTCGGACACATAGGCGGTCAGGACGGTTACGGAAGCCTTCCGGGTATCCCCATTGTCGTTGGAATACACGACCACCTTATCCCCGCCCGCCAAGGTGGAAATTGTGGAGAGTTGATTGATGGTGGTCATATTCCCCCTTAGTCGAAAGAGATGATGCTGTCGGTTCCCGCGTCAATGGTTTCTTCAGACGGGAGGATGAAAGTGCTATTCGTGGTCATGTTGGGCTTATTCCCAGCGCCGGATGGCATGGTTGTAGGCATATGCATCTGGGGTGGGTAACAGGCACGGGCCAGTAGAGTGTTGTAGCTGAACTTGGCCGTTGCTTTGGTATCAGGGCTTAGAACCTTGCCTTTGCTTGGAGCCAGACGAACCGCTAGATTCGTGATGATCGCCTCATTTGCCGAATCAGGGACCTGGGATGGTTCGTCTAGATCCGAGTCGTTGGGACTTCCTGGGATGGGATACCCGAGCCTGATCCCCTTGGCGTTCCATTCGGACATCATCGCGTCAAGCCTGCGCATGGCCGCTTCATATTCCTCCGGGGAGATATCAAAGGCATAAGAGGCAATGCCCATCTCTTCAAACGCTCCAGCGATGAACTGCCTCTTGGTGTATCCCATTTAAGCCTCCAGGGCCTTTTCAATCAGTGCGGCGAGTTTGGCGTTGCCGATGTTTGGATGGAACTTGAGCCCCAATTCATGGGCCTTGGATTCCAGTTCCTTGCGGGTGGGAGGGGCATCATCGGGAGTAACATCCGCAGGAGGCATGGGGCTAGTAGCGGGTTCATCCAGCGCACTTAGGACATCCCAATGCCAGCCATACTCCATCTCGGATTCGGTATGAATCAGCTTGGATTCTTTTCCCTTGAAGATGTAACGCGGGAACTCCATCTAGCACCCCTTCTTTCGTGACTTTTTCGCTTTCTTCGCCATGGGCATCCTCTTCTGCATTTCTTTCTTAGTCATATTCATAGCCTCTTCGCTTTTCTTGGCCATGAACGGGGATTTAGACCGTGCCATCACTTGCCTTTCTTTGGGCCCTTGCTCGGCTTCCCTGCCTTCTTCGCGGCAGTTCGAGCAGTGCTCAACGCGATAGCCACAGCCTGTTTCTGGGGCTTCCCGGCCTTCATCTCAGCTTTGATGTTGGATGAAATGGCCTTTTTGCTATATCCCTTCTTGAGCGGCATAGGAACTCCAAAAAGTGGGGAGAGACCTAAGCCCCTCCCCGTGTTCATGTCTAGCCGATGCGATAGCCAACCCAGGTCCCCGCGCCCGTATTACGGAAGCGGAAGGTTCCAGCGCTGGTAGTTCCAGCAGCACCGGGGCCAACGGTGACATCGCCCACGAAGGTAACGGCACCATCTCCAGCGGTCAGAGTGCTGATGTCATCGGCACCGGCCCCAATCGTAATGAGGGTGAAGTCGAAGCTATCACCAACCGCAAGATCCGTGGGGCAAGCGGCAGAGATCAGCGCACCCGTGGGAGTCGTGAGGGTGGAAGCACCCGTGATCGTCTGGACGCAAATACCGCCGATGATCTGAGCACCAGTGATCGTCTGGGCACCATCACCCTTGGCGACAGCAGCGGCCTGTTTGCGGAACTGATAGGTCCCACGGTTGAATACGCCACCGTCAAGACCGGATCCGTTAAGGGCACCAGGCTGGAGGACAACAGAACCGCCATCAGCATTGCCATTCGTGCCCGCGCCACCAGTTACCTGAGCCGCACCACCCTTGCCAGAGGTAGCACCACCAGCACCGCCCACAACAGCAGCAGCACCGCCCACGCCAGTAGCACCAGGCTGGCCACCGATAACCGAAGCAGCACCGCCAGCATTACCAGCCGTGCTGGAGGTTCCGCCCACAAACCGGACATATCCGCCCTGAGCAGCCGCGAGGCCCTGGAGGACGAAGGTAGCATCAGCAGCGCTCTGATCGGCCAAAGGTTCGCCAATCACAGGAGCCGCGCCCGTCTCATAGATCGCATCCGAGGCACCGGCCTCGACCCGAACCACAGTAGCGCCGGACATAGCTGCGGAGGTGTAGGTCCCGGCTGCGTTGTCCGTGAGCAGATCCCACTGGCTGGGGAAGTTAGGGAACCCAACCTGCTTATAGATCTTGAACGGGGAATTGCTAAACACTGCGATCTTCTCGGCATTTGCAACCGTGAGATCCAGCACTCCATTCGCATAGATAATTGCCATCTCGAATCCTTTCAGGAAAAGGGGAGAGAGCCCATGCCCTCCCCCCGTGTTATTTGAACTAGGTCTGGCTGAACAGGATGATGCCCATCATTTCGGGCTGCTTGGCGCAGACACCGAACCGGGTATCGAGACGGAACTTGGTCTTCAGTGTGTTG